ATGGCAGAAAACAAAAAAGATGACCAAAAGTGGTATCAAACAACATGGTTCACAATCCTCTGTTTAATTTTATTTTTCCCACTTGGTTTAGTTTTAATGTGGATGTACAAAAAGAATTGGAAAACTTGGGTTAAAGTTTTAGTAACTGTCTTCTTTAGTATTAGTTTTATAGGCGGAGCATTTATGGGCCAAAGTGACTTAGATGAAACTCAAGCTGAAGATAGTACAGAACAAGCACAAAAAAATGAACAAAGTGATAATGATAAACAACAAGAAAATGATAACAAAGATAAAGAAGAAGCTAAGGATAATAAAGATAAAGAAAAACAACAGGAAAAAAAGTGATAAAGATGATGAAAAATCAAAAGCGGATTCTGAAGAACAAAAACAGCATGATAAATTTGATCAGCTTGAAGCTGAAAGAGAAAAGATAACTAAAGAAGTAAAACATGAAATAATGCGTGGCGATTTAAAAAGCGTTAGAAACGAAAATGATGAAGGTAATGTTGTAATAGTTATCGATGGTGCAGAAGGAATAACAGACAAAGAAACTGTTAAAGGATTTAGAGAAGCTACATCACAGGCAGTTTATGGAGCTAAAAAATCTGGTGTGGATATAAATAATCTAGATATCAATATCTTTTACACTATGACTGATGGTATAAATAAAGATGATGAAAAAGTGTTATCCACTTCTTGGGATAAAGAAACAATTGAATCAATGAATGAAGATGCAATTTTCACCCTTGCTGACACACTTGAAAATCATGCAGAAGATTTTTACATGCACCCAGGTATAGCCAAGCATGATGAAAATTAATATATAATTAATTGACGCAAATTTCAGCTATAAATTTGAGTATCATTACTTAATTTTTATAATGATATTTGCGTTTTTATTTCCTAAAGTGAATTATCATTTAATCTTTCTCGATGAAACATAAGTTATAAAATTCTTGAACATATGTCACTCTAAATAATGGCATTGTACAAATCGAGCAAGCTTTGATTATGTATTTTATTAAGCAAGAAATGGAAGCTGAACTATTACAAGATATATTTAGTCATCAATCTGATATTAGTACAACATTTTATTAAATCACTTAAACAAACATACATAAGGAGATGTAAATAATGAAAAAACTATTATTTTTAACATTAAGTGGAATTTTGGTTCTCAGTGCATGTGGTAATAACGAAGATACAACAAGCGAGGATAATGAAAGTAAAGCGGAAAATAAACAACATGATGAAAAAGAAAAAACAACAGAAGATAAAGACAAAGAAAATAAAAAAGAGGACAAAAAAGATAAAGACGAGAGCGAAGAAAAAGAAAACAACAAAGATGAAAATAGCGAAGAAGAAAGCAACCAAGAATCTACAGAAAATGATAATGTACAAAATAATCAACAAGACGTAGCAAACCAAAACGGTTATCAAGATTTAGACTTCAACAGTATTCAAGATGTTGGAAGATTAAAATCTATTATATACGGCGATTATACTGAAGAACAAAAATTAGAAGCGTATAATACTGCTGTTTCTAATGGCGTCATTCCTCAAGGTAATGTTATGGAAGGACCAGCCAGTGAAGCTTTTGAAAGTTCTATGCGAATAGCTAATGGCGAAGAAGAATCTATTTATGACGGATTAGGAGAAGAGGACGAAGATGAAATAGAAAAAGAAAGAGAAGAAAGAGAAGATGAACTTCAAGATGAATACTTCGAGATATCCGATAAATTGTTTGAAGATGACAATTTGAGCGAAGAAGAAGAAGAGGAACTAGAAAAAAGACAAGATGAAATTTTAGATGAAGTGGAACCAATTCACTAAGAGTATGATTTTAGGGGTATTAATCACCTACCCCTATTATTTTTTTACTTTTATATAAAAACCTTTGGACACGTGCCCGCCATAAAATTGTGTCAGTGTCCAAATCATGTCCGGTTTGATTACATTATATAGTAAGTAATAAAAAAGAAACCCCATTGTTATGGGATTTCAGCATGTAATTAACTGTTATTTACTGTTAGAAATACCTACCGGTGGTCGGTATTTTTAAACAATATAAATACTGATTTAAAGCCATTTATTATTTGTTTTTGACCATTTTTTGACCAAAATTTCATAAATGCAAAATCAAACATTGACTTAAGTTATGTGAGGTAGTAGTATTAATTATGGATTCTTTGTAGGAATTCAACTTTTCTTTTTGATGTCTCATTAGACTTCATAAACAATTTTTAATCACCTTTACGTTATTTACTTATGCCAAGTACATTTAGCCTGCTTATGCAGGCTTTTTATTATGTAGAAAAGCATTGACATTATTAATATATAATGGTAATTTTAAGTTGTATTTAGGAAGGGGATTTCCTCTTAACAATAATACGTTTAATTCCGACTATTATTCATAAATAAACCCTAGTTCGAACTCTCCTTCTTGAATACAAACTACACCTAGCACCTTACTTAGATCATAAGAACACCAACAAAAACGTTATTTCAATACTTGCTACGCGTTTGACTGTAAACATCAATACTTGCTACGCGTTTGACTGTAAACATCAATACTTGCTACGCGTTTGACTGTAAACATCAATACTTGCTACGCGTTTGACTGTAAACATCAATACTTGCATAAATTTATTGTCTAATATCGCTATCTATTTTGTTTAAGGTGCTCCCCCATAATTAATATGGGGGTATTTTTTTATTGCTTTGTTTCAAATTTTGTGTTATCTTAAATTTAGTTGAAACCCCAACTATTCTATTAATATCTTAAGATAAATGTTTTTTAGATGTTTATCTCCAAAGTTATTCTGTGTTTAGAGTGTTAACATTCATTGTTAACACTCTAAACAATACCATATGTGTAGATCGATAACATGATCACTCCCTAATATGAGCATGTTATTAATTTACATTGCATGCCAAATTGGCAGGCTTTTTTTATTTAGGGTGTTCGATTTATAGTTTTCATTATTGACACAATTATTTTCAAGTGTTAGATTAAAAATGCATTCAATAACTCCAGATTTTATATTGTTAGCCTCTGTTGTTTAGTGCCAACAACAAATACAGTAATCATTGAATGCACTATGGGACAAATTTTAAAATTTTCCTGTGAAAATTTGTTTATGGGTATTACTATTCATTATCTCACCTCACTGTCCCATAGTTCAGAGGGTGTATATTTTTTTGATTCAACCGATAAATGAGGGTGGATTCCATAACTATTACCTGAAATAAATACTGTAAAATATACTGAATGTAAAAGTAATATCCATAAAAAATACCAATGGGTATTCCCAAAGGTACACCTTTATACGCAGATTATGTTATTCAGCATAATCAACTTCCAAAACTTGTATCACTTATTTTGAACCTTACTTTAAAAATCGAGTACGATTATGTGGATACAAGTATCCCCCATTTATATGGGGGATGTTTTTTGTATAAAAAAGAGACAGCTGATTTTAGAAGCTGTCCCTTAATCAAGGTTTGGTTCATTTTCATGATACATAAGAGGTAATGCTTTATGCATCCTGGGCAATGTAATCCCCTACTATTGTAGGTAACTTAATTATAACACACATAATATGATTTATGAACTTATTTTATAGATTTTTTAATCTTTTCTAATATCCTCACCCATATCAGCGATTTCATAAAAAAATGGTAGCCATTTAGGCTACCGCACTCACATTCACCAAAAATAATCAATCTTCAATGATAGAAGATGTTTATATAATATCACATAAACAAAATAAGTAAATATCTTTCCTTGAATAAGTTAATGAAAAATTGTATCAAGTGTGCAGAAGGTTTATTAACCTTCCAGCAATATTTCTTTTCGCATCTGTGCTATAGGCTTGACAACCTATCCAGACATTATAGATGACCTTGGACTCCTAGAATTTTGGTATTCATATACTGAGATTCTAGGAGTTTTTTATAAATAAAAAGGGAGCCAATGGCTCCCTTCGGAATACTTCGGCTATGAGAAACCTTCTATATAGAAGGTGAATATATTGTAACACACATTAGGAAATTGTGCCCATAAATCGCCCACACTTTTTTGGACACTAACAAATTCCTCTAGCACTTTTTTATTACCATTTCTTAACAATATGACAAAATTCCACCAAATAATTAACAAAAATAGGGAGCGTAGTGCTCCCTATTTCAATCTAAATATGAAACTATTCCTGTAAGAAGATAATTCTAATTTAATATATATCGATTTTCTAAACCGTTTTAAGTAAGATAAATTAAATATATTAGAATTATTGAGCAGTATATCCGCCATCTACTAATAATGTTGTTCCGTTTACAAAAGTTGAATCATCACTTGCTAAGAATAACACTGCTTTAGCAACTTCTTCTGGTTTTCCTAATCTACCTTGTGGATGTAAGCCTTCTAGTGTTTTTCTCTTATCCTCATCTACATCTTTCAATAAATTAGTAGCTACATAACCAGGGCATACTGCATTTACTCGAATTCCGTCTTTTGCATAAGCAGTACATAAATTTTGGGTTAATAGTTTAACGCCACCTTTTGCAGAAGCATAAGCGGTTGTCTGAGGTAAAGATACAAAACTGTGAATAGATCCAGCGTTTACGATAACCCCTTTAGAGTCTTGTTTTTTAAATTGTTTGACAGCGTATTTATCTGATAAGAAGACTCCTGATAAATTAACATCTATCGTTTTCTTCCAATCATCATATGACAAATCAGCCGCTGGGTTATCCGCAGCAATACCTGCATTAGCATACATGATATCTAGTTTACCAAATTTATCAACAGTTTGATCAATTAAATTTATTACATCCTCTTCTTGAGTAACATCAGTTTTTACAAAAAATGTTTTATGTCCTTCTTTACTAAGCTCTTCTGAAAGCTCTTTTCCGCTTTCTGACACATCCGCTATAACCACCTTGGCTCCTTCTTTAGCAAATAAGCGAACAGTTGCTTCACCTATACCACTTGAACCACCTGTAACAATAGCTACTTTGTCATTTAGTTGTTCCATAGTACATTCCTCCTTTGATTGAATGTTAACGTATAAGAGTAATATTTTGCAAGCGATTATAAATAAAAAAGAGCAACCCGAAGGTTGCCCTTAAATGTTAAATAAGCGCATAGAAAACACAAACGAAGTGAGTCACCCTTAGTATTTTAACTAAGGCAACCCTTATTATAACATACTTTAATTAATTTGCCCCCATAAATATCCTACACCTTGATTTGGTGGTGCTACTCCATCCCATGTTCGAATAGGGAGATAGTAACGTTTATTATTATGGTTATAACCAACCCATACGTGGCCATCTTGCAACATTACTTCATCATAATCGCAATAACCACCTGGGGTAAAATCATAAGCGTATGGACAACTTCTGAATGGTCCTTGTGTACGAACCATAATAGGCTGATCGCCATTTGTAAAACGCGCTTTTTCTTTCATGTAGTAAGTCCCATAGTTATTGCGTTTCCATGCTCCAGCAATCGTCGATGATGTATTGCTAGATGATTTCCCTTTAACAACTTTGGCTGTTGGCACTTTGCCGTCCATGAAAGCTCTAATTTGTTTAATAAAGTAGTCTTTAAGTTTTTTCTGTTGTTGCTTAGACAACATGCCTTGTTTTTCTGGATCGTGTCCTGTATGCAACAATGCACTTCTATGTGGGCAACTTGTGTTAGTAAATTCAACATGCAATCTTACAGTGTTACGATTCGCTTTTAAACCCCATTTTTTAAGTAATCGTGCTGCCTCTTGAAAAGCTGCTTGTTCGTTTTTCAAGAATGTTTTATCACTTGCTCCGATGCTTTGGCAGATTTCAATGCCATAATAGTTTTTGTTCCCGTTTGAGTTTGCTGTATGCCATGCGATACGTTCTTCTGGTAAAGCTTGCCATACAGTATTACCGCTAATGTAACTGTGCGCTATACCTTGTTCAAGACGCTCTTGTGAAGCGTTGACAAGCCCTTTATGATAAGCATCAGCTGTGGCACCTGCACTACCCGCATCGTTGTGTAAAACTACACCTTTCGGTTTGCTACCTCTCTTATCAAGTTTATACCCTGTGACTTCGTCTTCAATATATTTTAGTTTGATTGGCTTTTTCTTTGGAGCTTCCTTTTTCTTTTCAGTTGTTTTTGTAGCTGATTGCGTTGATTTTTTCGTTTCGCTCTCTTTTTTGAAAATAGGACGAATAAACCACATTGGGAAATCGTAGTTGTGTACGATGTATTGTGCTGGCTCTGTCATAGATTCGCCACCGCCATACCAGTTTTGGTCAAGCGATTTAAATTGCATCAAATTTCCGTCAGAATTACCATTAACTACGATAGCAACATGGCCATATCCACCACCATAATTCGAGTTGAATACGACTAAATCGCCATTTTTAGCCTTAAATGAAGCTGTATTATTATATACATGTGCTTCACCTTTAAAGTTATTTGCATTCGGTATGTCTTTAGCACCTTGTCCTTTTAAACCATGTCCGAATAATTTATCCCAGTAAACATTAGCTAGATCGAAGCATTGTGCGCCGTAGGCACCATCGTAATCCCACATTTTACCGTTCAACGTTTTAATGAATTCTTTAGCTTCCTCTTTAGTTAGTTTCGCTGGCATTTTCATCATCCTCTTTTAAAATTTGATCATCGTGATATGCGCTTGCGCCACGTTTTAAAGTTTCGTCTGCTTCGTCATCTGCAACATCAAAATCTACTTCATCTGAGTCATCTGTGAAAGGCTGGTTTGTATCGAAATCCTCAATTTCTTTGGCTTTAGCTTCAGGAGCTACATTTTCATCTTCTTTTTGAGGCGGCTTAACAAAATCTACGGGCATCAACCCTTGTTTACGTGGTTTGTTATATTGTTTAACGAGCTCCGTATCATTGACACCTTCTGTTGTAGGGTCGTTTATAATACCTACAGTTACAAGTAAGAGAATAATTGTTCCCAAGATGTCTGCGATTTGTTCAAGTTGTGCGCTTAAATCTAAACCAAATAATTCTGTGACTTGTTTAACGAGTAATAAACAAGCACCTACAATAGCTACGAGTGTTGGCTTATTCTTAAATCTTAATTTCCAATTCATTATTTAAAACCTCCATATAAAAAAGAGACCCTTTTTAGGGTCCCTTACTTATTCAAAAAATACGTTTGCAACGAGTGTGATAATCGGTACTAGTACCACACCTACAACACTAATCCAGGCTACAATAACATCTCGATTACCTTTGGCTTCATCTTCTATTTTATTTTGAATCATTTGAATGTTTTTTTTATTTGTATCTGAGTCGTGTTCCAAATCCCTAACGCGGTAGCCCATATCACTCAGTGATGTACTTATTTTTTCCAAATGTTGTTCTGATTTAGATTGTGATTCGAAAGACTTTTCCTGCAAAATCGTCTGCTTATCAATTCTATTCAAAAGATCAGTATAGTTTTTAGTGTGCTTATTATCAATTTGATTCATTTTTTCATTGATTTTTCCGTTACTTTCTTGCCACTCATGTTTTAAAACATATTTATCTTCTGGCATAAATATCACTGCCACCTAAAAAACTGATAAAACATAACCATGCTGTTGTTGTGATAAATTGTGCGGGTGAAATCCAATTAATCGTGTTGTATATACTTGCTGATGCGATAAAGAAATATATGATAGCTCCCCCAGCACCTCCAATAAGCATACAGTAGTTAGATATATTATTGGTTGAGCGTTTGCCAAAAAAGCAACTTGCAAGTATAATCAAAAATCCAAAAACAATCAAAAGGGCTCCCCATATCCACATAGGCATCACTCGATATAATGTCGTATAAAATTCACTTTCATGTATGACATCCTCTTGATTTACTGCGAAATAAAATCCTCGAATCGTTATAAATGCCCCCAGTGCTAAAAGGGATAATGTAGCTATTTTCTGGGGCACTAAAATGTTTTTATGCTTAGTCAACTTGATTCACCTCTTTTAATCGCTCTACAAATGCTATCAGCATACAAATACATATCGTCGCTCCAATTGATTTCTTTTTCTCTAACTGAGCGACTAAAATCATTATTTTTAAAAAGCATCTTTCGCTGTTGTGTTGAGAGCTCGAGTTGAACGCCTTGACCTCGTGCATTTTTATTCGTGATGTTATTAGGATTTGTACCTGCAAGTCGTTTAGGCGCCTTTTCAGCTTTAAAGCCGTTGCCATTTAACAATTCAATAATGGCGTTTCTCATCTCTTTGTCTCGACCGCCTACGTAGGTAATAACATCATTCCCTTTAACACCATGAATTGCGATGACTTGCTTCATCTTCTGACTCCATTGAATCAAAGTAGGATAATCATAATGTGTAGAAGTCACATGGAAATCATAATTGTTTTCTTTTTTCATTGCTTTAAAACTAAAGTAATTCGATCTTGATTTTTCAGCGATACATTGTGCAAGTTCAGACGTCCCCGACTCAATACCTCCACCGTGAATTGCTGTAATCAAGTTGTGACTTCCTTGATCGTAATATTCAAATTTATAGTCTTTTTCTTTTCTTATGAGTTCGCTCATAGAGTGGTAAACGTCTGCCATCCTTAAAAACCTCCTATTCGATAAAGCATGTTTCACCATAAATATAATGTGATGCGTCAACTTCCCATTCACCAGGGTTGCTAATCCATACCTTGAGCTCACCCGTCGGTTCTAATACGACTTGAGCACCGTACGCCTTTTGTGGTACCGCTCTAATGAATGCTGTATGTGTATGTGTAACAATATTTTCTGGCAATTTTGCTATAGCATCACCACTTTCAAACGTATCAGCATTAACTCTCACTGAAACCATTTTATAATCTCTACTTTTTATCGTTTTATACGCACAATTAAAACCGTTTTGCCCTTTCGCTTTATAATGCTTATCTTTATTTGCATCATCGTTTAAATCATACGTGATCCAGTCGCTGACTTCGGGGATCAGTTCGTTAACTGATTGTTTAAGATCAGTCGAAAGTGCCACTAATGTCTCGTGTCTTACGAATCCCTTTGAATTAAGCAAATTCTCGATATTCGTCTTCTCAGCCCGTATATCACGCAAATGTTTCGTCCCAATATCCCTAACTTTCCTGTAATTGTCATTCGCCGTATTATTTAAGGTGCTAAGCGCTGCATTTAAAGCTTCGTTTATCTCGTTTTCATTTCTTTGTCCAAGTTTCGACAATGAGGCATAAGCGTTTTTATATTTAGTGTCTATCTCTTTCACGCCTTCAGCTGTTTTCGCTTCAACTTTTGTTATATAATCCTCCATGTTGTCTAACTTTTCTTGAATATCTTTTTCTCTTTCTCCGATGTGCTTTCTCAATTCATCAAACATGCGAATATAGCTAATTTTCGTAGCACCATTGATTTTATTAATTTTTGAGTCAGCAACATCAAAAGTGAACTCATTTAATACCACCGTATCAGCGTCTGATGGATTATCTACATTGTTAACACTGATATAAATCTGGCCAGTAACTGATGTGCCTGTTGAAGCTTGTAAAAATTCAATAGGTATCGTAATCTCCACAAGCCCCTTCATCGGATTAATATACGCAATATCTTCAACGATTTGATTGGATCCGTTTTTTGACTCCAAATATACATAGGTATTAGCGTTCTTATCGCTAACAAGCAAAGGGTGGTTGTCCTTAGTAATGTAAAAACGTAAAACAGCCGTATGATTGTCCAAATTATAAAAACCTATATCCAAATCAGATATAGGCTTCAAATAAGGTTCGTCTTTAATATCAATTTTTCCGATTTTCTTTAATTCCATCGTCTCACTCCTTATTGATTAGGATTAATAGTGTTTCTGATATCTGAGTAGTTCAAATCATTAGGATAAATTTGTGTGAATGTATCTTCTTTCAAGTTACCGTGTTCACCTGATTTTAAGATTTGAACAGCACCTGCGTTATTGGATGGTGTGAATTTCACAAATAGTTTAACTTGTTTGAGTTTGACAACTCCTTCACCTTTTTTTAGTAGGTCAAGCATTGGCATCACTTCATCAACACGATTAGAGCCTTCTTCCGTAATGCTAGACATTTGTACACCCGCAATCGCATAAATAGGAACGGTGGTATTTCCTTTATTCATAACATGTTCGATGCTATATAAGTTTCTCTCTTTTGTTTTCGTTTTACTGAAAAATGGATGATAGTTTTGAATGATATTAGGATTGATACCGACGGTAACATCACGGTCAACATTGATTGTGATATAGCCATATAACTCAACAAAACCATTTGCGGTTACCCTGAATCTTTGTTGGCTCATCATAATACGTTGCCACTCGTTCCGATCTTCTCTTAAGGTAATCACTTCAGATGTCTTATCGTTAAATTTATCATCGTAAATCATCGCTTTAATAAATGGATCGTTAGATGTTTGCCCATTTTGTTCTGAATCTAATTGGCATAATTCGAAAACAAGATTACCAATCCAACGAACAGAACGTCTCATTTCTGCCGGGCTTTTCTTGTCACCAACTCTTCCTTCATTCAATTCAGAAAGATAGGATGTCACATTATTTTTGACTCCAACCCAATTACTTAATGAACCTAAAGTACTTGACCCCCAAACAACTAAGTCGCCTTCGTTTTTAAGTTTATTAATTAACTGTGCCATTCGATTTGTGCTTTGTTTCGCCCATCTCGGATAAAACAAACAGTAGTCTGCTTTGACTGAGATAATATCATGTAAATCAATATGTGCGGTTAATCCGCTGATACTTTGAACCAATTGACGCATGTTTTGGGATTCTGCTTCTGAGAAAGGTGCCTTACCTTTGTAGTTTTTCTCTGCGGGATCTGTCCCTCCACTTTTATCCCAATTGTAATCAAAGTTACGGTTTAGATCGCAATTATTCACATTTTCTCTTTCTTGATTCGCAAAACCCCATGGATTAACCATCGGAACCCAAATCAAGCGCACATTTTTTCGCATATAAGCCAGTTGAGGGTGTTTTTCCCACTCATTAACTAACATGTTTGTTATATGACACATTGAAAAGAATCCGCTTGTTTCATTTCCGTGGATACAAGAAGTAATGAGCAACGTTTTACTGTAATGTTGCGGTTCAAACGTATATCGATAAACGTTGTATTTCCCACTTTGATCCTTTCCGATCGTCTTTTTAGTGACATAGTCATTGTCGACGAGGGGATTAACAAATGCGTTCAAGTGTGCTTCTGGATCCCAATGATTAGGTGTCCCATCTTCACCTAGTTTATTACTTCCGATATAAGGTGGATACCAAATATAACTAGCATCTCCTAATACATTTTCTTGTTTCTCTAAACGCTGTTAAACACCTAAGAAATCATAGACGAGTCTTTCTTGTAATAAAGGGTGCACAGTGCCATCAATAGATACACGTGCTTGCTTGGTTTCTTCTACACCATTGCCATTACTATCAAGTACAAGGTTATTGATTGCGCTATTAAGATAATCTAAAAAGGATGATACATTCGTATGTCGATAATCAACTTGTATCGCTTGATGTGCATGCGATTCAGTTGTTGTATGTCTTTGATGTTGATGTTTTAAATTATCATAATATTATAAAACATTTTAATTTTTTAAATTATTTTATAATGGATTATTTTTTTATTGTTAGCTATCATCTTATAAACATTATCAATATCTATGAGTGCCTCTATATGGGTTATCGGAAAGAAATAACTCTCATTTTATCCAGTAAATATTTAAGCATAACTTCTTTACTCATCTATAATCATGATCCCCACATCTTCCGAAAAATTATCGAAAAATACTCTGTGAGCTGGAGTCGCCTACGATCTGATAGGATATCAATAATTTCATGGATTTCCGCGTCACAATAAATAAAACTCATCACAGCTGAAACATCTTTAGTAGATTTAAACTCATCAAAAGCAAAATATGAAGGCAAGGTAGTTACTTAAGGATTGGTGACATTATTTACACTAAAATCGTTGTTTAGCTAACTTCATATAATCCGGACGATTCAAAACTTATCCTATATAAACAAGCGTTTTTAACCTCAGTGTGGTTTTCATTAACTATGCCACCTTCTTCACACGACTTAGATTCATAATTTAAAACAGCTTTGTAGAAAAGTATCTGAATGCTTCTGAAATATGTTTTATGGACTACATCTTTAAAATATATATTTTTGATTCAATTCCAAGATAATATGATACAGGATAAGTACTAGGGACAAATATCTCTACTTATTATTTGTTTGGTCGCTTATAATTATAAAAATATTTGTACCCTTTTTATATCAAAAACTAAAAAGTTGGATGATGATTTTACTCGTCAACCGACAAAAGTTTACCTTTTTTTACCTGAAAAACAATTGAAGAAAAGTCTCCGAACGCCCAAATTATTATAAATCGATTTCACATTATTCAAGCCGTCAATCGAGAGGTTAATCGTTGTAGAGTCTCTTATATGAATACTGTACGTCATCAACATTGACCACATTACACAAAATTAAAACAATATTGGTGTCTGTTCTTGAAAAATCCTAATGAGTTAGACGTCATACATTATTACCCTTATCAACTATTCAAACAGTGGCAATCTCAACATAATATTATCACTTATTTATTAAGTCTAGACGTGCATCATTATATTGGTCAGTGTATACTCACTGATTTGAGAAACAATGACCTTAAGGCTTTCTTTTAGAAAAGGAACGGTGGGAAAACATTTCTAAAAGACTTAAATGTATTATTCTTACTTTGAAAAAGTATTCCTTTTATATTAAAAAAACAATAAACAGTCCTCTTTTCATTAACAGATTTATAGAAGTAATAAAAAATAAGATTAAATTAATTAAATGCACTGTTTATGGTTATAGAAATTTTATTAGCTTCAGTAATCGTATTCTTATTATTTCTAAATTATGGCTCTCCAACTTTTGTGGTGGTTTAATGTCATTATTTATTAAGTGGCCTTCAACAGATTGCTTTCCCGTTCTCGCTTTCCCAGGCGCCTTGTCTCAACTAATTTTTCTAAGTGCCTTAAAAAAATGGATTTTCGACTTCGGCTCGATGCCTCAGGAGTCTCGAACGGATTGCAATCTTTCTAAGCGGCTTCACTCACACGCTTGAGTGAGGTCGTCTTTTTATTGCTTCGCTTATAAAGTCTAAAAATAATTAAAATCCTATTTTTAAAATTATTAAAGTTGCGATAGCCATAAGAAACTCATTTAATTAATTTAATTTTGTGATTAATACCTTCTATAGCTCCATTATTTAAATATGGAATCGATCAAAAATAATTTTAGCGTTAGGGAAAATTACTTTAATCAAGTTAATGTAGGGTTCATACATATCAATCGTTACAGTCTTCACAGCGAGTCTCGATTGACGATCAAATTTAAAGAAATAACGTTTTAAGTTATGAATAGTTCTATCATCTAAAATATCTATAATTTCATGAGTCTCATTATTGATAAAAATGAAGCTCATTGAACTCGCCACATTTTTAACGCTTTTAAACTCATCCATAGCTAAATGAGTAGGTAATTGTGTAGAAGGATTTACTCGGAACTCAGCACTTATTTTATTAATTTGTCGTTTAACCGTAGCAGTAGAGACATTACAGTCATTCGCTATATCTAAATCAGAACGTATTTGAGTTGATTTATCCATGATTGCATGCCGAACTTGGTTTGAAATATAACAATTGTCGTCGACAACAGAAGTTTTAGCAGTAAATGTTTTAAGGCAACACATACACTTAAAGCGCTGTTTAAGTAATTTTAAATAAATACCAACTTCTTGAAACTTGAGATAAGTAATGCGAGAAGCTCTTTTACCATGTTTATGTATTTGGTTGTGTTTCGCCTTTAAATACAAGGGACAACCACTCGGTTCATAAGTAAGGATGCCATGAATAACAGTTGATTTAACTCTACGGATTTCAACATTCTCCTCTACATCTGTACCTCTTATATTTTCGTCTTTTATTTTCAGTAGTTTTAATATATGATTGTTCATAGGCGCAATATGTCTCCTTATATTTTTGGTTTAGTCACTTAAAATTATAAAGACATTTGCGCTTTTTGTGTATCAAAAAAATGGGATGGCTTTCGCCATCCCACCACTTAGTTTAAAATTATATTGAACTGCGGCAATAACAAGTAGCCATTCTCATAAGTGAGTTTGTTTATGTTACCCTTGTTTATTTTTATTTCTACTACGTGATCCGAATAAAACTGCGGCAAGACCTAAAGCTAAAGTACCGGAAACAGTAGTTCCAAATATCGCTTCATCTTGGCCAGTGTCAGGTAATACTTTTGCTTGTGTTCCATCTTGCGCACTAGATTTAGCATTAGTAGTCATTTCCTTATTTGAAATACCTTGTTGAGAGTCCCCATTTTCTCCTGTTTCTGGTGCTAATGAAGGATCCCAGGCTTCACCTTCGCCTTCAGCAGCATCTCCTGTTTCTGGTGCTAATGAAGGATCCCAGGCTTCGCCTTCGCCTTCAGCAGCATCTCCTGTTTCTGGTGCTAATGAAGGATCCCAGGCTTCACCTTCGCCTTCAGCAGCATCTCCTGTTTCTGGTGCTAATGAAGGATCCCAGGCTTCACCTATAGTTTGAAATCCGCCTGATATCTGTACTTCTTCATTCGTACTTGTTTCTTGAGTACTAGAATCCGATTCTTCCTCTGCAGCTTGGGCTTCATGACCTGATCCAAAAACTAATGTTGCTCCAACCAATATGGATGCTGTTCCCACAGCAAATTTTCTTATTGAATACTTATTCTGAGCATTTGGCAAAAAGTCTAATCTTTTGCTTTGCTTTCTTCTCATAAATACCACTCCTTTTTTATAATAAGAACACCACGCATTAGTGCTCTTTTTTTACATTATACATAATATAATCACATGTGTTCAACATGATTATGCAAATTTAGTTAATCTAATTAAAAAGTCTTTCCTAACGTAAGTAATAATTAACTTTTATCTCCTTCATATCGTTCAACACTTAAATCAAGAATTCAATAAATATCATATTAAAGTTACAAATTATTGTCGATATACAGCTCTAAATTACTATAAAGAAATGTGAAGTTATTAACTAAAGACAAAAAATAAATAATACTTACGAGTTTCGGATGTCAAAATCTTTTAGAATTTATAAAAACTCTAGATACTTTTTAGATTATTCAGTAAATTATGCCCCTTTAGTATATACCGCTATCAAGTTATTAGTGATTTGAGTTTTGATTTAAAACTTATTAAAGTTTCTAGACACGCTATATTTTATTGATAAAAAATATTTATTACATTTAAAATTATATTTTATAAAAATATATAATAAATAAAATAAAAATAATTTAAATAAAGGTGAAACTATAATATATTAACTAGAAAATAAAATTGATTAAGCATGTGTCATACTTATCGTAATTTTAGCTTATTTAAAAATAGTTTCTTTATGGTTTCTAGACTTTATAAACGCATTAAGAAAAGCTAACTCAACCTAAATTATCAAGTAAAGTTGCTTAATAAGATTGCATATACGTCTGAGACTCCTAAGTCGACCAGCCGAAACTAAAAATCCATTTTGACTAAATACGTGTAGTGATTTAATGTTTTTAACAGTCAAAATTAATTGAAGTAAATGAACTAGTAAACCAGGAAATTTTAATTATTCTATAGAACACCACTTATTACTTTTCTTCTTTTTTATTATATCTTCTGAATAACAATAAGTCTAGGCTTGCAATTAATACGCCGAAGATAATCAAATCGATCTGTTTATCGTTATCTTCATCATAGATTTTATCACAAGTAGTTTTCGTTTTCTCTAATTTTTGAGATGACTCCGCTATTTTCTCGTTCGCCTTCGTTTGTTCGCCTTTTAACGACTTCAATTTATTTTCAGCAGACGCTACTTTTTGACCTTGCGTCTCAAGTTGCTTGTTCAGAATTTTAATTTTACCATTATATTTATCTGATGACTTCTCGGCCATATCAAAGGCACTTAAATGTGATTTTATCTCGGAGTTCAACGTTTTCATTTTACGAGACAATGCTTGCATTCCTCGATCAATATTTGCCGTATTTAATCCGAGTTTTATCGTGACACCATCATATTGTTCAGCCATATACTAACCTCCCTTCTTTATTTTTTTCTTGGGTCTTTCCCAGTAATCGCACCAATAAGGCTCTCATTTTTCTTAACGCGTGTTGTTTTGCTTTGCTTATCACCTGTTTGCATTATGATTCGTATCATTTCATAAAAATCTGCCTGTTGAATCTCATGGTCTTTATAACCCATTTTATATAGTTCAGATACGACAGCATCAAAATACTCCTTTTGCTTCGTAAAGGAAAAATCATCATCTTTTAAATCGCTATCGTCTATTTCAAATTCTCCTGGGGGTCGCCTAATGATTGAGTTAGTTGTTCCATTGCAACTCCTAAAATTTCTCTCGCATCAATACCATCTTCAAATTCTTCAGCACTAAATTTTCCTTCGTATAATTTATCAGCGATAAATTGATAGAGCTCTAACATAATATCTGGGTCGAAATCTTTCTCTTGTTTTTCAAGCTTTTTACCAAGTGCTAAACCTTCACGTGCTACACTACCTTTAATAAAAGTAGGTGCGTTATAACGTTTTTTCTTTCCATCTTCTGTTCTTAATTCAATATATTTTTTAGCCATTAATTATTCTCCTTTTTACAAAATAATAGAGGCGATTTGATATCGCCTCTTTAAATTAATGTGTATTTAATCATATTTAACTGTTTACTTATTGTTCTGAAGTATTTGGATATATTTCTGATGCTGCTTCTCCGCTTGGAGATTCTGTCACTGCTTCACTTGGCGTAGCTTCGCTATTTTCTGCGCTTGCTTCAGAATTTGGTGATAATTGTTTTAATACTTCGTCATACGGTTTGCCGAAAACCGCTTCAGAAATCTCATCACGATTCATATTTTCTAATATATCTTTAAGTTTATCTTCTGAATCTTCGTTACCACCTTGTGAAGCTTCAGAATTATCTTCAACTTTAGTTAAATCCTCTGTCACTTCACTGTAAGATTTTCCGAAAACAGATTGGAAGACTGTATCGCGTCCTTGAGTTTGTCCTTTTTCGTCGTAAGCCATAATAACCGCTAGCTGATCATCAAAGCCACCCAAATCAGTTTCCATGAATTGACCTTCGATTTCATCTTCACCGAATTCTACACCATCTTCTTTTGTTTGCCCTTCTTTAGCTGGACGAGTGAATACGCCTTTACCCAGACCGAACCATTCTTTAGATCCGTCTTCCATGGTACGTGCAAATACACAAGCGGTATAATTAATACCTGTCGCATTTGAGAATCCGTACACGCCATCTGAACTTTTATGTTGAACTAATCCTAATAAATCTTGTTGCGCCTCAATTGGTAAACGATGGAAAGTCGCAGATAATGACGTTTCGCCATTTGATTTAGCGATTTCTGCTACTTTATTTGAACCATATGCTTTTTCCAAATCTTCATCAAATTCTAATGAAATTTCTTTTAAGTAGTCAACAACTTTTACATTTTTTACTTTCTCATTAGAATCTAATACACCATAATAAAATCTTTCTAAACCTGTAGATGAATTATATTTTCCCATTTATTATTCCTCCTTTATTTTTCCATAAAAAATAGCCCACACTATTCTATGTGAGCAATGTCTGTATCTATATGTTTCACTTCTTCATTTGTGTATGGCTCGCCTTCATAGCGACGACCGTTTAAGAACTTATCAAGCTCCGAATCATATTGGTCTGTCCCTCCGATGGTATAAAACCCAATTGACCACATAACCTTTTTAATTTCATCTTGCAAAAATGCAACCAGTTTTCTATCTCTTCCCCTGACATCAATTTGAAATACGTAATTCGTTGTCAGTTCTTTGTTACTACCAAATTCACCTGGCATAGGTGAACCGATCGGCGATATCAATATGTGAGGGGCATCAGCTTCAGCAGTTTCAGGATAATCATAGAACTTAATACGCCCACGACAATGCTTATCAATCGCGTCATTACGTATCAAATAACTATGAATGATAGATATCATATCAATCATAAATGCTTTCTTAGCTCCTCTCTCACGATATTCAAATACGGTTTTCTTGACTCTCTTTCGGTTTTTAATAGCATCCCTTTACCTCGTGGGTTTGGATTCTTAACCGTCCCCCATTCATTCAGATGGATAATTGCATAACGATTCATCGAGCCTTTCCAATGAATTAATACTTGTTTAACATTCCCAGTAATAAAATGAGGTTCTGTATGCGTGACTTCTTTTATAGACGCGCCAGTGTCTTTAAAGGTTTCAAAATTCTTTTTGATTTGCCCTTCATAATATTCAGCGCCCTTTTCAAGCGAAGTGTTTGTCACTTTATCTACTTGAGAGGTTCCGTATTTTTTCTCTAACTTCTTAATGAGTTCATGCGTTCCTTCAATTTTGATACTCATGATTTATGAACCCCAATCAACTTAACAGTTTTCATATGGTTTATATCAGACTCAATATTACGAATGTTAAAATGTTGATTTTTATAATTTGGCAAATCAATTTCAAAATACATATCATCTGTAATATCATAACCAAGTGGAAAATAGGTTTCTAAAGTGATTGAAGCTTCATGATCTGTCATATCTAAATCTTTAACAGAAGGTGGATGTACATCAGCAAAGCATTTATAATAAACCTCTTCGATTTTTTCACCTGGCTCGGGGCCATCATAAGGTTTTGCAACATAAAAAATTACAGGAGTACGCATATCGCCGCCCGTGATCCATTTATTTTTATTCATCAAAAGTCACATCCATATTGTCAAATTGAAATTGCAGAATCATTGATAAAAAATTATCGTGGAAATGCTCTAACTGATCATTTAAAACATATCTTGTACGTTCCAAAACTAATTCACGCCCAACAGGTTCATCGTTCAAATCAAAGACCCCACACTTACCTTGAATGTCTTGGTAAGACAGTTCTAAATCATTTTTAATTCGTTCATTTTCAATATCATAAAAAATACGATTACGATCTTTAAATTGTTCGACTAATTCATCATCTACCAAATGCATCACTATTTAGGAATGCGTTCTAAAAAAGGGCGATCATAAGATTTTAATTTGTCTTTAATCTCATTCGCCCGTTTTACTGTAATATCAATCGCCCGTTTTACTGTAATATCAATCGTATCGTCTTTTTCATGAATTTTGTTTTGTTCTAAATCTTTGAATCGATTTAACACTTTGAATTTTGCCATCGTTGATCACTCCTCACTAGGCTTCTGGTGTATCGTTAGTTTGATCACCGTTTAACGTTTCGTTAAGTGAGTCTAAATTGTCAGCGACTTCTGATGGGTCTTTTTGTTCTTGAGAGTCTTCGTTTACAGGTGCACCATGAGAAGTGAAATCTACGTCTAAAACAATAGAAGTATAATGGTCCTCAGGTTCACCATAAATAAATTGTTTTGCTGTATAAACGTCACAGTCTTCTAAGGCAAGTGTTTGATCGAATTTACGTACAATGCTTTCTGAACCTACGCCCATTAAATAACGTTGTTTATCAAATGCCACAGCTTTACCTTTTGGAATGAATTCACTTGTGACAAAGATAATGTTAAATGGCACAGGACTTACAAATTGGCCATTGTTCACTTGCATGAATGCGCCTAAAATATAAACATAGTCAGCTGGATTTAAACCAATGACAACATTATTTAACACATTCACATTTTTACGTTTTTTAACTTCGCCATTTTTGTCATAAATCTCTTTTAGAGATAGGTTAGCGATAACGACATTTAATTCTTTTATTGCTGTTTCTGGTGTTTTTAATGTAATTGTGCCTACGCTTTCTTTATCTTTAACTGCACCTGTTGTTCGATCAATTTCTTTCATTAATCCAACAGGTTCATCTTTCGCTTTACCTTTACCTAAGATTGCTGTTTTTTCAATGGCTACAGCGAAAGCTTCTTTGATTTGCGTACGTACATATCGGTCTACCCATTGAACACCTGCATCAGCTAAGTCTTTTGGTACAACAACGAATGCTGTCGCTTTACCAAGTGAAATGTCTTGTTCATAGAATGTTGCATCTAATTGACCACGGATTTCACCGAAGATTTTGCCCCATACAACTTGACCTTCAGGATTTGAACGGATCACTCTTGTTTTTAATCCAGTACGTTGTACGTTGATATATTGTAAAATCGGATGATCTTCTTCTAAATCTTCGAAAATACGATCAACGATCGTTTCAGGTAGTAAGTATTCATCTTTCCAATGGACGTCAGTGTTGACATCTTCGTCTGAAACTAATTTATTGTAGAACTTTTTCTCTTCATTGGTTAATGTATGCATGCCACGTGCGTTCAGTACGGCATGATCTGAGTTTTCTGTTTGAATATCTGAACGAATAGCATTTGTTAAATCATCTGTATAAGCGTTCATGTACTCAGCGTATTTATCTTGAATCTCTTGGTCTGTGTTGTGTTTATCCATTTTAGCAAATTCTTTAAAAATTTCTTGTGAATTTTTAAATTTTTCATTTTCATTAAAATTAATCATTTAAATACTCCTTTACTTCATAGAATTAAATAAACGGGCAAAACTGTTTTGTGCCCCTTCTTCGTCTTTTTCTTCCTCTTCGTTATCTTCTTCACCGTCCACTTTATCTTTGATGTCTTTAACTGTATCAAGGATTTCTTGTAACATTTCTACAACATCTTCTGCTGTAGGTTCTCTGTCTGTTTCTGGTTCTTCTTCTTCGTTTCTAAAATTTCTATATTTTCTCATCATTTCACCTCCCCAAAATATGCCGTTAATGGTCGCGGCAGCTTTGCTGTCTGCAATTACCTTGTCTATGAAACCATATTTTTTCGCTTCTCTTGCAGTCATCCATGTTTCTTCATCCATCATAGACTGGAGTTCTTTTTTATCCATTTCTAGTTTTCGACTCAGATAACTATTGAAAATTAAATCATTTATACGTTCCAGATTTTCAGCTTGCTTTTTCATTTTTTTAGAGTCGCCTTCCATCACAGACCATGCATTGTGAATCATCATCACTGCATTCCCCGGCATATTTATTTGATCTCCTGCCATTGCAATAACACTCGCTATAGAAGCAGCAATACCATCGATATTAACGGTGATATGCGCAGGGTGTTTTTTTAGCATGTTGTAAATCGCAATACCACTAAACACATCGCCACCATTACTATTTATATTAACCGTAATATTTCCAGCATCTTGCATTTTCTTTAATTGCTTGCTGATATGCTGTGGGCTAACGATATTGTCATCCATAGATACTGAATCGATATAACCATAAATATCAATGACATTATCTTCCACAAAATCACCTCCTTAAAATTTAATTTGGGGCTCTTCTTCCTCTTTATCAGATTTAGTCTCGTAGTTTTTAGTCAAAATAAATTCATCCATTTCAGGATCGTCCACAGTATCAAAACCTGTGAGTTTTCTAACTTCATTACGAGTGAAAGCTCCACTTGCAACAAGTTTATCGATGGCTTCAGATTTTTGATTATCCTATTGATAAATAATGTATAAAGTGTTACAGTATATATACACCTTCAAAGAAAGATATAAATTACTGCTATTCAGCAAAAGTAGCTGGGATGCCAAGTGCATCCCCTATTTTTTTGCCTTTAAGGAGGGATTTAGAATGCAAATAGTAAAAAGAAATAACACATGGGCATATGATATGCGTATTGATGACAAGAGATTTCGTAAAACAGGCTTTAAAACTAAAAAAGAAGCACAAGCAGCAGCTAATGAAAAATACATTGAAATACTCAAAAGCGAAGAGAAAAAAAGTGCCATCGCATTTTCCAAATATATGTATGATTGGATAGAAATCTATAAAAAGGATTATGTATCACAACAAACATACAGACATTACATACGAATATATGAAAAAGTAAATGCGTACTTTGGAGAAAAAGAAATAAATAAAATAACAAGAGAAGAATACCAGAAATTTTTAACCCGTTATATAGATACTTTATCCCAAGATCAGCTAGGGCGCGTTCATTCATTGTGTAACAAGGTTGTGGAACACGCAGTTTATGATGGTTTTTTAAGAAAAAGTTTTTACTTTCGATGCACAAGTTGTATCCAAAAAGCCACATTATAAAAAAGAACAAGACAAGTACCTAAATATACACGAACTCAAAAAAATCAAGCATTACTTTGAAAGCAAGACCGAATATCTTGCCCCATCAACTCACATTATTTTAATGATGATCGAAACAGGTGGGCGTTTTAGCGACTGTATAAATCTAACTAAAAAAGATATAAACAAACAAAAAGGAGAACTATTTTTGAATGGTACTAAAAACGATAGTGCCCCACGACATGTTGCAGTAACAGACAAATTGATTAACATTTTACTTAATTACGCAAATAACCGCCCTATCCCAATTAGTGGCTACTTGTTTACACATAACGGAGAACAAATAACCAACACAACTGTGAATAAGGCGGTGAAGCAAGCGTGCAAGCATCTAAATATCGATAGAAATATAACAAGTCATGCCTTTCGGCATACACATGCCTCATATCTTATACATGAAGGTATAAATATATACTACATATCCAAAAGATTAGGACATTCGGATATATCTGTTACATTAAATAAATATGGGCATTTACTAAAAGAATCACTGGAAGAAGAAAATCATAGAACCATAGAAAAAATGGAAAATTTATGA